GTTCGATAATGAATACATTAGACCAATGTGCGAGAACATACGATATATGAAAGCACGAGGAGCTGCTTTTGCACTTAAGTGGGCACAAGTAGGCAGTGATTTTCCAAACGATACCTCTCCGGTTGTAGACGGTAGGGACGCAGAGGGTATTAGTCGTTTGACTGGTGCAGACATCCAAGCAGTCGCCGCTGTTTTCAATGCTCTTCTTGGGGATATTGACGCAACAGCGACAGCAGTTATCGCAAAACCTTGTGTGAGACCTCTTCTTTACTCTTCGGGTCAATAATGGCAACAGTATATTACTATAGTCAAGCAAGTGGCGATAACGACGGCACCAGCGAAGCAAACGCTTTTACCGCTATTCAAACTGCACTGAACTCCCTCAGTGCCGGTGATCACTTGTATTGTAAAAGACACAGTTCACGCGAGGGTTCAAAGACTACCAACTTGACTTTAACCACAGATTCAGAAGGGACAGCAGGTAATACTGTAGTTGAGGGTTATACAACCACTCCTGGCGATGGTGGAATGTATCAAACCTACAGTCCGATTGCTTTTAATGGTGATGGTATAGAGATTAGGTATATGGATGTAGATGCGGATGGGGACGCATCACATGCGATAAAACTGCAAGGGGATGGATCTCTAGCGTACAGATGTATAGCAGTCAACTCCTATGCTTTCGGCAATGCGTTGCATGTGCTTGATGCTGCCGCAGTGGAGTGTTACGCCAAGGGTAAAGTAAGCCAGTCTGGTGATAATGTTCTGAAGTGCAATCGGAGCCAACTTATTAACTGTGTTGCAGTCATATCATCCGACTCTGGTGATGATGGTGAGGCAATTAATGTTGTCGCTGGATTTAGAATTAATAAGGTTGTGGGATGTTTGGTAATAAATGAAGACACTGATGGACCACAAAATCATGTTGGTATAAGAATCACTGGAAGTTCTCCTTCTGCTCAGTTAATAGCAAATAATACGGTTACTAATATGGATATTGGGATAGAACAAGACAATGGGCCAGCCGCGTCCCGCGTTTCAACCCCCACTATATTCTATGGTAATATTTGTTATAGTGTTGCAACTGGTATAAAAAATACACAGACTAATAACACGGTCAATTTTGGTTTAATCGCAATTTCCAATGCCTTCGGTGCAATTACTTCGGCACAAACAACTAACATAGCGAGTGTTAACGATAGTATAACACTAACAGAAAGTCCGTTTATAGACACTACCAATTTTCAACTCAATAACGCACCAGGCGGCGGAGCATTATTAAAGGGTAAGTTGGGACAAGGTACTCGACTTGATCCTTCATTATTATCGACAGATCCTCGAATAGATTTCCCGACACACGGTGGGATAATTCCCAACCCAGTCGGTGAAGTTTCTAGATCTTTCTGATTGACAACTTACATTTTTAATGTATAATTACATGAAACCCTAGTGGAGATTCTATACCTATGTCAGAGACGATGAAGATTCACAAGTTGTATCCCAATACACTTGAACTAAAACTGGGCAGTCATGAGGCTGCCTGTTACGATATTCACGCACACCTGCGTGGTCCAGTCACTCCCGAAGATGTTGCACCAACGATTCGTGATATTAAGTGGTTTGACTGTTATAACCAAGCACATACAACCACACCACATGTCGTCTTTGAAGATGACACACCTATGTGTACATTTGAACTGGGACCAAAGTGCCGTGCGTTGATCCCCACTGGTATGGTGATGAACATCCCCATTGGGTTCTCTGCTCGTCTTCACCCGCGATCGGGTCTTGCATGGAAGAACGGTGTGACTCTCATCAATGCAGAAGGTGTGATCGACTCTGACTATTGTGAAGAAGTTTTTATTCCTCTGTGGAACACTACCAGTGCTCCCTTTCAGATCAAGCACGGTGATCGTGTTGCACAGGTAGAAATTATAGAACCTTCTCGCAGAGTGGCATTTATTACTTACACCCAAGCATCCCCTAAAACACAAAAGACTAACCGCGTAGGCGGTTTTGGTTCGACTGGAGTTTGATATGAGAACTGCATTGATTACTGGAGTATGTGGCCAAGATGGTTCATATCTCGCAGAGTTACTTATAGAAAAAGGTTACCGAGTCATTGGACTTAAGAGACGAACTAGTCTTATTAATACCGACAGGGTTGATCATCTATATGAAAATGAAAATTTTAAATTAGAGTATCATGATCTGAATGATTCAAGTTCAACGTGGAGATTAATCAATCAATATCAACCAGATGAAATTTATAATTTAGGGGCACAGTCTCACGTTAGAGTATCTTTTGACGTTCCGGAGGATACTGTAAGTGGAATATGCATCGGTACTCTCCATATCCTTGAGGCAATACGCTCAATTAAACCTGATTGTAAATTTTATCAGGCATCATCTTCTGAAATGTATGGAGATGCTCCATGTCCAGAAAGTGGATATGTCGAGTCTTCAAAAATGACACCAGCATCTCCGTATGCATGTTCTAAACTTTTTTCCCATAGTTTAGTACGAAACTATAGACATTCGTATAATTTGCACGCTTCTTGTGGAATACTTTTCAATCACGAATCTCCCAGAAGAGGAGAAACATTCGTTACCAGAAAAATAACCCAGGCGGCCGCCAAAATAAAATTAGGTATTCAAGATAAAATTGCATTGGGTAATTTAGATTCTTATAGAGACTGGGGATTCGCTGGGGATTACGTGGAAGCAATGTGGTTGATGCTACAGCAAGAAACTCCGGATGATTATGTAATCTCTACTGGTACTACAACAAGAGTGCGGGATTTCTTGTCTGAGGTTTTTGAATATGCCGGTTTGGGAGATTACAAACAATATCTAGAAATTGATCCACGGTTTCTCCGGCCACATGAAGTTCCTTACTTGTTGGGTGATTCGACAAAGGCAAAAACTGTCCTTGGCTGGAATCCCAAAGTAAATACAATAGAATTAGCCAGAATGATGTACGACAGTGACTACAAAGAAATTGGAGATTCAAAATGAACAGAGATGAATTACTAAAGTATCACAGTGAAATATGCAATGCAGCACAACAATTAATGTCCCTAAAAAATAGAGACTATGCAGGAAGTGATGGCAATCAACCTTTTGCCAATTTTACACGGGTAGAATCTATGGGCATTTGTACCACAGAACAAGGTTTCATGACAAGAGTCACGGACAAGATGAGTAGATTATCTTCATTCCTTAATTCCGGTAAAATGCATGTTGAAGATGAGAGTTTTTCTGATACAATAGTGGATGTAATAAATTATATGGTACTTCTTTCTGCCTATATCAGTGAAAAGGATCAGGAAACTACAGTTTTTACTGAACCCGAACTTCTTGTAGAAGATAAGACACCAATTTTTCATCATTCGGTTTGATTCAAGTGAGATTTAATGCAGGAAACTTTTTATACAAATGTAATGATTCGCGGTAACGATATTTTATATCGTGGAATGGAAAATGGTAGGAGAGTTAAAAGAAAGATTCCGTATCAACCAACTCTATTTGTTCCTACCAATAAAAATACGGAATGGAAAACTCTAGATGGTAGGGCAGTAGAAGAATTCAAAGTCGGTTCTATTCTAGAGACCAATACCTTCATGAAGGAACACAGAAATGTTTCCGGATTGGAAATTCACGGGAATCTAAATTACGTTTATTCTTATATTGCAGATGAGTTTCCGGGTGATGTTAATTATGATTTCAATGACTTGGTTATTGCTTATATTGATATCGAAACTGAATGTGAAAAGGGTTTCCCTGATTACAAATCGCCCAACGAACGAGTAATTGCAATAACCATTGCAGTGAACGGGGAGTATCATGTTCTTGGCCTTGGTGACTTTGTTACTAAGAATGAGAATGAGATCGCGTATAATTTTCAGACAGAAGAGCAACTTCTGAATGAATTCTATCGCCTATGGGACGAACTTCAGCCTGATATTGTTACTGGCTGGAACATTAGATTCTTTGATATTCCTTACCTCTATAACAGAAGTTGTAGAGTGGTTGGACAAAAGAAAGCGAAGATGCTTTCTCCTTGGAGAACCGTGAGGGAAAAAACAGTTCACCGAATGAATCGTGATCATGATGTATATGAGCCTCTTGGTGTATCTGTACTGGATTATTATGAGTTGTACCAGACGTTTACATACACCAATCAAGAGTCGTATAGGTTGGATCATATCTCCTTTGTTGAACTGGGAGAAAAGAAACTTTCATACGATGAGTTTGACAGTATTGCAGACTTCTATCAGAAAGATTTTCAGAAATTCATTGAATATAATATAAAAGATGTGCAGTTGGTTCACCGGCTAGAGCAGAAGATGAAACTTCTGGAACTGGTGGTTGCTCTAACGTACTCCGCCAAAGTTAATATGATGGATGTATTTTCTCAGGTTAAAACGTGGGATCAGATTATCTTTCATTATCTCTATGAGAAAAATATTATCATCCCGCCGAAAAACTTTTCGGAAAAGGATGTTCAATATGCGGGTGCTTATGTGAAGGATCCGATTGTGGGTAAACATGACTGGGTAGTTTCGTATGACCTTAACTCTCTCTATCCTCACCTTATTATGCAGTATAATATATCGTCTGACACTAAGGTTAGGGGATCTATGTCTCGTAAGGCAATTGAAATTGATGGTATATTGGAGGAAAATCCTGATACCATGAATCGTGTTAGGGAATGGACAAATCAAGGATATTGTGTTGCTGCAAACGGAACTCTATACAGAAAAGATAAGCAAGGGTTCCTGCCTGAACTCATGGAAAAACTCTATACTGAAAGAAAGAAGTATAAGAGGTTGATGATTGACTGTCAGAAGAGACAGCAAGCGGGGGAGAAAGGCCTCGAAAATGAGATAGCCAAATATGACAACTTTCAGCAAGTTCGTAAGATTCAATTGAACTCTGCTTATGGTGCAATTGGTAATGAGTGGTTTCGGTATTATGATGTAGAGATGGCTGAAGCGATTACGCTTTCTGGACAATTGAGTATCCGATGGATAGCAAACAAACTTAATGAGTTTTTAAATGAGCATGTGGGAACTACTAACTATGACTATGTGGTGGCATCTGATACCGATTCTGTATATCTCAGGCTTGGTAATCTTGTGGATCGTTTTTTGTCTAGCGGATCTGATGTGGAGAAGATCACGGACTTTCTTGACAAAGCGTCGGAAAAAATTATAGAACCCTTTATCGACAAGAAGTACGAAGAACTGTCTAGTTTGATGAATGCGTTCGATAACAAGATGGTTATGGAGAGAGAAGTTATCGCAAAGACTGGTGTGTGGACCGCAAAGAAAAGGTACATGCTAAGTGTTCATGATTCGGAGGGTATTCGATATAAGACACCTAAGTTGAAGATCATGGGCATTGAGACTTCTCGATCATCCACACCGCAAGTGGTTCGTAACAAATTGAAAGAGATGATAAGCACTGTAATGACTGGAACAGAAGATGAACTAATTTCTTCTGTTGGTGAATTTAAGTCTGAGTTTAACTTTCTTGATCCAGAGGACATAGCATTCCCCCGCGGCGTGTCTAACCTAACGAAGTATCATGATAGTGCCCAAATATACAGCAAAGGAACACCTATCGCAGTAAAGGGTGCTTTGATTTACAACTACTACATCAACAAGATGAAACTAGGTAGGAAGTATCGTGAAATAATAGAGGGGGATAAGATAAAGTTTGTTTATCTCAAGACACCCAATCCGATGGCGGGATCCTTTGGAAAGGATCATGTTCTTTCTTTTCCAAATGGTATTCCGAAAGAATTCGAACTTACTGATTTCATCGATTATGATAAACAATTTACTAAGTCCTTTTTAGAACCTCTAAATACTATTTTAAAAGCAGTTGGATGGGAGTATGAAAAGAAAGCATCCCTAGAAACATTTTTTGGATAATACTATGAACAATACAATTTATAAATGCGAATTTTCTCTACAGGATTTACAGACAATGTATTATCTTGTAGAGAAAGAAATGGTATTGACAGAGAGGAACTTATCTGATAGTCTATCGGATAAGACAGTAAATCTTTCTCGATACGAAGATCTTCTTTCAAAGAAGAATGTATTAGAGACGACACGAAAGCAACTTAAAAATTACTACGGAGATATTGATGTTAAATGATTTGATAAAAGAAAGTGGAAATAAGTATGCAAGCATCGTTGATGACGGAATTTCTGGTTCTGATGTTACGGGGTTTGTCGATACTGGTTCCTTTATATTTAATGCTCTCCTTAGTGGGTCAATTTATGGTGGTATACCTGACAATAAAATCATTGCACTTGCCGGAGAGTCAGCAACTGGTAAGACGTACTTTGCGTTGGGCGTAGTTCGTAAATTCCTGTCTGACAATCCCGACGCTGTTGTTCTTTATTTTGATTCTGAGCAAGCAGTAACTTCTGATATGATTCGGGATCGAGGAATTGATCCCAAGAGAGTTGCAGTAATGCCTGTCTCTACGGTAGAAGAGTTTCGTCACCAAGCAATCAGCATTGTTGATAAGTATACGGAATTGTCAGAAAAGAAGCCAATGATGATTGTTCTTGATTCTCTTGGTATGCTTTCTACTGAGAAGGAAATGAATGATACTGCCGAAGGTAAGACTACCCGAGATATGACTCGTGCCCAAGTAATTAAAGCCACTTTCCGTGTCTTAACTTTGAAACTAGGAGCAGCGGGGATTCCTATGATCATGACAAATCATACCTACGATCAGGTTGGCTCGATGTTTCCCACAAAGCAAATGAGTGGCGGTGCAGGTCTTAAGTATGCCGCTTCTACTATTATTTTCCTTTCCAAGAAAAAGGTAAAGGAAGGAACTGATGTCATTGGTAACATCATTCATTGTAAATTATATAAGTCCAGATTAACAAAAGAGAACGCTATGGTTGACGTTCTTCTAAATTACGATAGTGGACTTCATCTTTACTATGGTCTATTGACTCTTGCTGAAAAGTATGATATAATCAAAAAGGTTTCGACGCGATATGAGTTCCCTGACGGAACAAAAGCCTATGAGAAGGCAGTCTATAAGAATCCAGAAAAATACTTTACAACAGATATCATGAAGCAACTCAACGAAGTGGCACTCAAAGAGTTTACTTATGGTTCAGCAGAGGATAGTGATCAAACAAATGAAGGTGACTGAAGACCTAATTTTAGAAAACTTAATGTTCAATGAAAACTTTACTCGTAAAGTAATTCCTTTTCTGAAAGAAGATTACTTTCAGGATACGATTAAGAGAACAATTTTCGTTGAGATCCGGGAGTTTTTCAACAAGTATAATCAGATGCCATCCAAAGATGCCCTGAATATTCAACTTGAAAAACGAACGAATCTCAACGAGGATCAATTCAAATCTATTCTTAACTTAGTAGATTCTTTTGTGTATGACGAGGAATCGGAAAAGTCCGATACTTGGATATACGATGAGACTGAAAACTTCTGTAAAGACCGTGCGATCTATAATGCTATTATGGATAGTATCCATATCATAGATGGTAAGTCCAAGACTCAAGATAAGAATGCAATACCCGATCTTCTTAGCACTGCACTCGGTGTTTCTTTCAATGAGCATATCGGGCACGATTACATTTTTGATGCAGAGGATCGTTTTGATTTCTACCACAAGGTAGAGAAGAAGACTCCTTTCGATCTAGAGTTTTTCAATACTATTACAAATGGTGGTACACCCAACAAGACACTGAATGTGGTTATTGCCGGTACAGGTGTTGGTAAGTCATTATTTCTTTGTCACCATGCCGCAAATTGTCTTACTCAAAATCTAAATGTTCTTTATGTTACATGCGAAATGGCAGAGGAAAGAATCGCAGAACGAATTGATGCTAATTTGTTTAATATCACTATGGACGAACTTAAAGAACTTCCGAAGCAAATGTATGACGCAAAGATTGAAAACATCAAGAAGAGCGTCGGTGGTAATCTTATTATTAAAGAATATCCTACTGCCACTGCAAATGTTAATCACTTCAGATCCTTGTTGGATGAACTTAAGATCAAAAAAAGATTTGTTCCTGATATCATCTTTATTGATTA